TTAGGTTCATGCCTTGCGCCTTGGCAGAGCGCCGACCGGCCTCGTTTAGACCGCCCTTCGGGTTTTTACCCGCCTTGCGTGTCCAAGCGGGGGAAGCCATTAACGACCAATCCGAATTGACGCTGTTCCGCTGGTGTAATCGCCAGTCTTAATACCAGCGCGGTAAACCACAATAGGCTCGCCATCATAACCGGCTGTCTCAATCGGCGCAGTGAATGTGTCAACATCGCGCCAAGTTGAGCCAGCGTCAAAGCTGCGTTGCACAGTTACTGTGCCGACAAATGTGCCGCTGATCGAAAAGCTAAAGTCACCCTCAACATACAAGCCATCGCTAAATGTATTTTCAGCGCCTACATCTTTTTCAACTAAGCCTACGTTTTTGTCCAATACAGCCATATCAACCTCGCGCCGCTCTCATGTTGTCAATCAAATTAGGGTAAGGGCGGCCAGCTTTTTTGGCTGCTCTCATCGCGGAGCGCTTCTTTGCCGCACTCAATTGCTTGGGCTTGCCCAAATCCTTTGGGCGCTTCTTGTCCCAGACCTGTTTAGGTTTTGCCATTACTTACCGTATCCTTTACCTTTTTTCTTAGGCATTGCTTTTCCTCTTCGCCATTTTGGTTTTCATGCTGGCCTCAGTGACGCGCCCACCAGTCTGACGCGCATACTCCTTGGCCGCCTTCATGCCAGCCTTGCTGTAAGCAAAGTGGCGAGCCTTACCTTCTTTAGATACAACCTTCGGCATTTTATGTTCCTAATGTAGACTGAACACCGGCCTGTGCGTCCTGACGCTCACCGGATAACAGCATACGCTTGCCGCCTACGCGCCGCGCAGCCCTACGCGCTGCAATAGCCGCCATTGTTTGCGCCTCTTTCGCATCAAGACGCTGTTGCTGGCGCTCTTGCGCTGCCTTCAATTCTGGATCAGGTGGCGGTGGTTTTGGTGTTTGCATTAGAAATACCTCGCATACATTACATAATCATTGCCATTGGGACCGTAATTCCGCATCACGCCCTCTGATGTGAATTTTAACGCATTAACCCAGTTCATTGCAAACGAATTATCGCAATCAACCACCATTTGCAATCTTTTCAATTGAAGAATTGTTGCAACCTTATTGAAATATCGTAGCGCACCCCTTGTAAGTGATATAGGATGTGTTGCAACCTTATCAGTTGTCAGCATCCAGCCTTCTGCCATACCCGGCCAATACTGAACAACGCCAAAGCAGCAGGCAATCTTTCCCCCGACAATGGCCGTGCAAGACAAATCGTTCGCAGCGTAAGACTTTAGCCAGTTTGTATAATCAGGCACAGTGTCAAAATATTCCCTATCCATCGGCCTCAATTCTGCCATCATCGCGTGACCCCAGTGAAAAGGCACGATACTGACGCCATTATTGGTCGATAGGTCGTTGCGCCAATCAGAAAACATCAAAATCCATATTTGCGCTGAGTTGCTTGAACTGCTTACTAAACTGGCTGTTGCGCGTGATGCTCCGCACCTCGCCAGCCCCAAGCATCAAATAACCAAATGCGTCACCAACGTGCGAGTGCTGGTTTTTATTCGGCACATCGCGGAACCGCTCCTGACCAGAACCGACAGCCATACGCTTGAAATGATAGCCACCAGCCAAAGATTTACGCACCTTGGCGCAAGACTTATTCACCAGCAGGCCGGGCTTACCGTCAATCAGCCTATTCATTGGCATAGCACCAGCCTCACGCCGAACCATAAAATCGTTGGTACTGGTTGGCCTAGCATGTAAGCCCATAGTTCGCAAATGCTCAAACGCCGTCACCTCAAATATCTCGTCACGCTTAACGCCCGCCGGATCACCCCAAATCAAAACATCAGACTTTGGAAAATGCTGCTGTATGTCAGCTAGCAGATGATGGCAGAACCGCTCAAGCCCCATATCAAAGGCAACCAACTCGTGAACAACGTGCCAGCGCCCATTCTGCATTTTCTGCCCAAAGACAGCGGCGGGCGTCAAACCAAAGTCAAGCCCTATATGCACCGGCCACCCCGGCTCAATCTGAATATCAGCCGACATTAAACTATCGGAGAACTCGTGCCAGACCGGCTTGCCGTCCTGCACAAAAACATACTGCGCACCAGCGTAGCATTGTATCCAATCCAGCGTCTTACCAGCTAACTGCTGCTCGTAATATCCCGGCGGCAAATTGTTGACATTCTCGGCCTTAGGGTTGTTGATCCAATATTTCTCAGCGGAGAATATAGCGTCCTCGTGTTCCCTAGTACCCTCGACCACCCCGCCCGGCTGCTTGTAAAACTTCCAAGGGTACTTGCCGCGAATAGGATTTTTCTCAGCCAGCGTGTGCCACCAGTGATCGCTATCCATTGGGTTGGTACTCATCCACACCCCGCGCCAAGTGCAACCGCCATTCGCCTTGGTAGGGTAACGACCGACACGCGATGTCAAGCCATCAACCACCGCCTTTGGCAACTCACGCGCCTCATCAATAAAGCCGCCGGTCAACTCCAACGACAACAGCTTCCTAACGTCTCGCGGTTGATCCAACGCCAGAAAGATCACCTCACAATCAAGCCCAGCCACGCCATCGCGTGGCGGCAGCTTGATGTGATGGGTGATCGGCGGCGACCAACGCATTGGCCCCCACACATTCTCAGGGAATATTTCCTGCCACGTCTTAATCGTGGTCGTTCTTAGCTCTGGGTAGCTGTTCCTGATAACTGCAAACCGAGTATATCTGATCCCATCTATCGGCGATGGCTCCTGCTTCACTGCCCGCAACATCACTTCCGCTAACGAACCGAATGTCTTGCCAGAGCCTACCGGCCCCATCAGACCACGCACAAAAGAATTGTCGTTTAAAAAATCCCATACTGTTGGACTTTCAGAAAAATCTAAATTTAAACCCGCCAAAGCCTCAGTCGTTGGCTGCTTGCGCCGCCTCGGCGATCTGTCGGTTGCTGCTCTAGCTCGCGCCATCATAATCCTCTGGGTCAAAAATAATAGTTAAATTATCGTTAAACTGCTCGCTCTCCAACTCAAGCATAGGCCCGCCGCAAACCGTGCAAACAATAGCCTCGCCACTGTCATATACCCTTCCCCTAGTCAAATGGTTACAAAACCCACATAAAACATCGCGCTTAAAAAAGCGGATACTGAAATATTCCTTTAGGTCGATCACATCAGCCATCATCGCCCTCAATCTCGACAATCTTAGCAGTCGGCCCAGTAATGTTAATCCCAATCATGCTCGGCTTCTGATCGCCCGCATTTGGCTCCAATAACCCGCGATGCTTCGCCAATAGACGCAAGGCAGACAGCTTATCGTGCATCTCCACCTCGATCTGATTGCCGAACTGATTGGGCGTTACCTTCACCTTCTTGATCGCCCGCTTGGCTCTCTCAGACAACTGATCGCTCGGCGTCAGCGTAACCCTGCCCATATCATCCCACTGGATCACGTCAGTCGCCTCGCCGGCGCCGATTGCCTCTAACTCCTGCACCACCGCCTCGCGCCGGTCGGCGTCAGATGACGCCAGCGCTGCGCGTTGCTGTCTAATCGTTGGCGTTGTTTTGTCTGACATGCAAACACTCCGATCCAGTTGCGGCATATCCGGCCAGATCAACCCAGCTATCCTGATGATCCGGCGTGGCCGCCAATCTAGCCAGCTTCACGCCCGCCATCATCATAGCCACATGCTCCGGCTCGAACTGTATGCCAACGAGCGCCGTCCATATAATAGCAATACGCTCGTGATTTTCCCATATGCTGCCGTAATCCTCGCCGCGATCGGCGACAGTTTCCTTGGCGGCATCTAATAATTCGTATCTGTTCATCCTTCGGTATCCCCTTTAACGTCAATAATCTTTAAGTTACATACACTACACTCATACTCGCGCTTATGCACGTCATCGCGCAACAATACTATCGCGCTGCGACAGCGTGGGCATTGGTTATTCCTTAGTTTACGCTCGAATGAGCCGTCACCCTCGTCAATCATCGGCCTCTCCTGTTCCTCCACAACGATAACACGAAGTCCATTGGACGCAACCATAGCCGTCCGGCTCGCGGATGAAGCCGTTGTCGCAGGCGGGGCAGCGTTTTGGCGTTTTGTGCGAAAATTTTGTGCGACACCCCCCTATCGCAGTAGCGGGGGGCGGGGGGAAAGGGGTCGATTTTTGCGCAGCGGCAGCGCGATTTTTCTGTGCGCTGTACACCGACAAACCAACGTCTGTTGCGCTGTACATCATGACATCGCCTGCGCTACGTCATAGAGCGATGGCACCCCTGCCCTGCGCTCTAGCGCAGTGTCACACACGTTGAGGGTGGCCGCTGTCACGTCAGCCACAGTAAAGCCAGCAGCCGCCAGCTTGCGGGCGTGTGCTATCTCGTTGTCATACATCCTGACCTGACCTGTCGCACGTTGCACAGCCCGCAGGTATGCGTGGGTGATGGCCTCGGCGACTGGGTCAGCGTGTGTGTGAGTGTTTACTTGTCTATCCCCCAGACCCCCTATCTCTTCAGGTGCGTCCTCATTGTCACTGCGTAACTGCAACGGCTTCGCAGATTGTACATCTTCATATGTTGGCAATGCTTCATCTCCATCCCATAACACTTGATATCTATTACTATGCCAACCACTGGCTGTCTCTTGGTAATCCTTCGGGTTTAGCTGCCTGATGTAGCGCAGCTTCTTTAGCTTCTTGACACTCTGATGCACTGACGTGCGGCTCTTCATGCTGCTCACATCCATCAGCGTAGCCATAGAAGGCCAGCAGACGCCGTGTCTGTTCGTAAAGCCACACAAGGCACCCAACACGCGCAGATCAGTCTCGTTGAGCTGTCTATCGCTAAAGCAGCGCATTGGCGCAACAGACCAAGGGCGCTTGTTCTCAGAAAGGGATTTCATCGTTCAGTTCCTCTTCAGTTCGTGTCCTTACCTTCTCAACCGTTGCACCGGAAAACGCAGCCTTGACAGCGTCAACTGTCTTGCTTTCATCCCACTCGGCCAGCAACCTGCCGATCTCATCCACGCTGTAAACCACCATCTCGCTGTTGTCGCGCTTGACGCGGCTCACCTCATAATCATTCGGCACGATAGCCAGCACACGGCCATCAGGCATCTTGCCCTCAATCCACTCGCCGTTGAGCGGCTGCACACCGGCAGCGATTGCCGCCTGCTCAAGCGCAGCCACCCCGCGCAACGTCACGTCAACCTGATGCTCAACGTCCTGCATCTTATCAATAGCCGCATTG